TTACTATCAATACAATCAAACCAATTATAAATAGCAGCTCAATCACCATATCAATCACCATACCTCACCTTTCCCTATAAATTGATGCCGATTCCCGCCAGCATCGCTAAAAGTAATTGTGCAAGAAACTGGCTGCGGCCCAACTACAAAGTCGATAATGCGCGTTCCAGCGAGCGCCAACACCATGATCGCAGCGACCGCCCGCACAAACGACCAATCGTCAGTGTTCATGCCCGGTCATCCTCGTCACAAGCGGCAATCACTTCAGCGACTTCACGCACCGCGTCTGCAACTTCGCTGACTGCACGCGCAATAATCCAGCAACCAAACATCAGTGCGAGCTCAATCATGATGCGGCTCGATTCTTTTCACGGGCCTGGCCAGCAAATACTTGTCGCCCATTTGCACCTTCAGCTCTTCAACCAACCGCTCTCTGCGCTCTACCGCCTGGCGGTCTGGTGCTGACAGGTTGTAAAGGTCAGGCGCCAGGTCTGGTTGGTTCATCAATTTGCTAAGCATGTTCATTTCGCCCTCCTGAGATTGTGCTTGTGCTCGTAGTATTTGTTGCATGCCAGGATGAACAGCTCGCCAGGCTGCCGCTTCCAGAACTCGATGTTGTTGTTCACGAATTCCTTCAGGATGTTGAGCTCGTCTGAATTGCAGCCCAACTTGCCGGTGCGCTCGTACCTCTCGCGGATCCCGATCAGTGCCGTGCCGACGACGTTCTGCGCATACTCCAGGGCGTATGACCGCGACTTGTCGCTGGTGGCGCCGAGCATCATGATGTTGAGCATGTCCAGGATGACATCGTACTGCGCCGGTGATGCGAAACCCTTGGCAAACGATTGCACCGCCATGCGCTCCTTGATCTCAAGATCCGTGTTGTAGATCTGCCGGATCACCAGCATCGGAGCTCTAGGTTTGATCACCTTCCTCTTGGTTGTTGCCATTGCTTCCTCCCAAGTTCTGCAGCCAGTTTGGTGTCGGCTGCGGTAGTTGCGGCACGGCCGCCTTCTTCTCCCAACATGTCACCCGCCAGGAGCACATCTTGCATCTGTAGTCGGTTGGCCCATGACCGCCTTGCGGCAGCTCGTCAGGGCTTCTCGACTTCACCACGCGCACACCCTTGTCGGACAGTTCTTGCGCATGTCTGGCGTCAAATTCGACAACCTCGGCATAGATCTCGCCGGTGTCGCGGTTCATCGCTGTGAACAGGCTTGTCGGCACGTCCAGGTATGCTGCGTTGATCTGCATCTGACCGAAGTAAACGGGCTTTGAAGACCTCACGCCCTTGTCCTTCGTATCCTTCCAAGACTTGTTGCTTAGTGCCTTGTTTTCCCAGATACATGGATAGTGTAACCCTACAATTTGTGGGCCGTCAACTATTACACCATCAATATGTCCTTTGATCTGATCCTGGCCGTCTTCATTCTTGCCTGCGCCCCAACCAAACTGTCTGCCGTCTTCCCGGTGCGTGCGCAGATCGAACCCGGCCAGACGTATATACTCGGCCATGCGCTCTTCGCCGTCGTGGCCCATGTCGAAGACGCGAAAGATCCGGCCGTCAAACTGCGGCTCATCAGGCGGCGCCTTGTGGAACTGGTAGCCAAGATACCGCTCGCAGAAGTGACCTATGAGCGACGCGCCCAAATACATCCTGGGCGGCTCGCTCTCACGCTTGGCGACAAGCGCCTGGTCCAGTAGCTCGCTCAGCTCCAGGCTGATGTCAGCCGTCACTGGTGGTTTGAATTGCATGGTCTTCGCTTTCTTCCGCCTCGGCGGCGGATAAATTCATGTGTTGAAATAATCGTTGCGCGTGCCTGGTCATGCGCCAGCAGGATCCACACCGCCATACCTGGGTGCCGCCCGTGGCGTCACAGAACGGCGCCAGCTTCTCACCGCACGCGCAAGGCGGGTGATCGACTTGCTGGAATGTCATGCGTCACCAGTTGGCCATACGAACACAGGTGTCTGTTCGCCAAAGTGCGCATTGAAAATGTTGTGCTCTGCATACTCTGCAGCGTCAGGTTCATCCATGCCGCCTTCGCACAGAACGGCAATCACATCGAGCGCGTCATATACAACGCGGTGCTCACCGGCAAAATCAGCCACGCCGATAATCGCACTATCCATCTCAGGCGGATCGATAAAAATCAGCTGTTCGCAATTGTGGTATTCCACCATGAACTCTCTCATACCCATCATCACCCCCTTAAAAATTAAGCCGCCATTAACTTCTTCTGTATGCCGCGTTCGCTGAACTTCCAGGTCATCATGCAGGACGCGCGATACCTGCTGATCCCCATTGCCGACATTGCCGACAGATTCAAATACTGCAGCTGCTTGTCCGTAGGTGGCAGCTTCAACCACCGCTTCGACTTCTTGGCGCCGTCATCATCACCATGCTCTCGCAGGTAGTCGTCTGCAGCGGCCAGGGCGGTAATGCGCTCCTGCTCTCTGGCCAGTAGTTTGATCCCGGTTTCCTTGCACCCGCCGATCGCGCACCACACGCCGCGATAGTTCACCACCACGGACCACGCTTCCAGGCCGTTCGCCACTGTCACCATGCCGTTGAACATATCCTCCCACTGAAAAGGCGAAGCCTTCAGCAGATCAACCTCGGTCATGACAAATTCGTGCAGCTCTTCGTAGTCTTCCTCACTACCCCCGCCCCCGGCGCCTGGCTCGCGGGCCTGCTTCAACCTGGGCCATTCGTATCCACACACCGCGCAGAAATCGAGCGAGTGCGGCATCTCGGCATTGCATTCAGGGCATTCCTTCGGCGGCTTGTCGGCGTCGATGTTGATAGCCTGGTTCAGATCGCCATGCGTCAGCAGGCTATAGCCAAAGTCGAGCACGATGCAGTCAGACTTGATGACGCCAGGGTAAAGCTCTGGATCCACCTTGCGCAGCCCGCGCCCAATCATCTGGATCATGGTGCTCTTGAAGCTGGTCGGCCGCAGCAGGATCACGCAGCTCACCGGCTGACAATCCCACCCCTCCGTCAGCACGGCGCAGTTCACGATCACCTGCAGCTTGCCGTCGTCAAAGTCTTTCAGTGCCTGCCGCCGGTCAGCGTCTGACATCTCGCCTTCCACGACGGCGCTCTTGATGCCGCTATCGGTGAACGCCTTGCTCACCTCAATGGCATGCGCCACGGTAGAGCAGAATACGACCGTCGGGCGGTCGCCTGCCATCTCCTTCCACTTGGCAATGACGGCATCATTCACCGCCCGCTTGTTCATGATGGCTTCGACCTGTTCCATGTTGAACTCGCCGGTGCGCTTGATGCCGCCGAGCTCTCCCTGCATACCAAGGTCAATGACGAACGTGCGCGGCCGGACCAGGAATCCTGCTGCAATCAGCTCCTGCAGGCTGATCTGATCCGCCACGTTGTCATACACGCCGCGCAGTCCGCGCTTGTCACCGCGCTGCGGTGTTGCAGTAACCCCGAACAGTTTCATTTCAGGGTTGCTGCGCTTCGCCCGGTCGAAGATCTTCAGGTAGGAATCGGCTGAAGAGTGATGCGCCTCGTCAACGATTATGCTGCCGAGCGGCGGCATGTCGTCCAGGTTTCGGACCAGGGTTTGCACCATCGCAAAGGTGGCGCCTTCCTTGGCCCATCGCTTGTAGTCTGCCGTATAGACGGAAGTCGGCACGCCCTTGTTGACCAAACGGAACTTGTCACGGTTCTGATCAACCAGCTCAGTGCGATGCTGGAGCACCAGCGTCGGCTGCGGCAGCTTCGATGCCACTGCGGCCAGCATGATCGTCTTACCGGCGCCGGTCGGGGCGATGCCTAGAGTGTTCTGTTTCTTCTTCAGTGCCGCCAGGCATTTATCGACAAAGACTTTCTGGCGGTCACGCAGGATCATGTTGCACCTCTACGCCCAATCGATTGAGAGCGAGCCTGGCTTTCTCACCCCAGGCATCTGTGCGCAGGGATAGCTTGAGAAGCGATGCAATTGCGTCCTGATCATTGGCAGCTGCTGCCGTGGAGATCCGAGCGAAAAGCGTATTGTTCATGTTGCCTCCGATAGATGCGCGGCCCGTAGGCCGCGCGGGTTAAGAAATGATGATTCTACTGATTGGATGTCAGCCAGGCCGGGGCGGCGCCGACTGTAGGCGCGCCAGGTGTTGCTGTCGGTGGCACCGCTGTGCTTGGCTGCGGAACTGCTGTGCCTGGCTGCGGAATTGCTGCAGGTTGGCCTGTGCTTTCCGCGCCGCCAACTGCGCCGCCGAATGCGAACTGCTGCGTCGGGGCTGGAGCTGCTTTCGCATTGCCATAAACATGCGCGCCCTGCTCAACCAGCGCCTTGAACATCTTGAAGGTCCGGCTCTTCTCGTTGGGTGACAGCCAATCACCGACTGTGTTGCGGTCAGCGTAGCCGTCAGTTCCCTTCTCAATTTTTACCCGGATGGCAACCTGGGTTTGATCGATTGCAAGCGCAATCTCTTCAATGCCCTTGCCGTCAAACGCCTTGTATGATTCAGGCTGCGACGGCTTGAATACGCCGTTCGATTCCAGCATGTGCTGAATCGCAGCGATACCCATAGTGCGCGCACCTTCGCTGTTTTTGTCGTAAGTGAAGTCCATGACGTTCACCCAAACCTTGCGGCTGGCGTTCTTCTGACCGGCACTGATTGTCAGTTCAAGATCGAGATAACGCGAGCCAGTGTTCTGCGAGGTCTTCAGCCCTCTGACCATCACATTGGCCCAACATACAAAACCATTCTCGATAAGATCCCCGTTGCCACCGAAACTCTGATCTGCTCCGAAACCATAACTCATGATGCTACTCCTTCTTGTCTGCTGGTAAATTTGTTGTAAGAGAAATGTCTTTTCTCTTTCCCTTGCGGATTTTTGCGATCAACGCGCCAAGATCCGGTGGCTCGATCAGATCTAAACATCCTGATCTGTCCTTTGCCGGAAACGCCCACGGATTATCCTGATGGCACACGAACGCGCGATACTGCTGGCCGCTGTCTGTCGTCAAATTCGACAACGTAAGCACTTCATCGAAGATGCCAGGCAGTGCCTTGGCCGTCGATGTGCCTTCGATCTGCGGCTCCCATGTGACGCGGCCGAAGTCGTCCTTCACCTGGTCGAGAATGCCGACCACGATGACAGACTTGCCTGCAGTATGCTGAATATGCGTCAGCCACCGCTTCATCTCCTGGCCGAGTAGGCCATAGGCGCCACGCACATCCGGCTTGCCGGTCTTTTCGGAAAACGCCTCCGGCTGCCGCTTGGACCAATCCAGGCACATGCGCGACGCGACGGTGATGGAATCCCAAAACACGGTGTCGTATTTCGCCATCCCTGCTGGATCACCGAATGCCTGCGCATACTGCTGGTAGGCGGTAAGACTGTACGGGCCTGTTGGATCTGCCGGGTCTGGACCGCCAATATAGCATGCGATCGCCCTGGCTAGCTCCCACGGATGCACCTTCATCTCGTTCGACTGCGCACGGATGTCGAGCACGTCACCCTTCCAATCCTGGACCGCAAGCGTACCGGCTTCCAGATCGATGAACAGGGTTGCCTTGTCTGACAGGGTGCGCGCCTGCGTCGTCTTGCCGACGCCGGACGGGCCGAAGATGGCGATGTTGATCTTGGCCGGGGCGGCAAGCCGCTCGTCTGCCTTTACGATTTTAAGCATTGCCGTCACCCATCACTTCAACCTTGAAGTCACCAATTTCGACGGTGCGTGCATCATCGAGTTTGGCCACCAGGTCTGAGCCCGCAATGGATAGTGCCGAGTAATTCTTTTCCGGCACGGAGAACTTAATGTCGAAGATCTTCTGCGCCTGATCCCACGGCAATGATGCTGCCAGCGCCTGCAGCTTGCGGTTATCCCACACCACCTTCTTCGGGATCTTGCCCTTCAGCTTCACGCCTTCCAGAACCAGCGTGATGTCGCCGGACATTTTGTCGGCCGCAATGAATGCCTGGGCGAATTGCTCATGCACCCCGGCGCGTAGCGTTTCCTGTAACCCCTTCAGCTGCGCGTCGATCTCAGCTTTCTGCAGTTCCAGTTTCTGAATGCTCAATGCGAGCTCGTTGAGTGTTGTCATTTTGCTTGCTCTCCTGTTTGACAAAATCGGTTATTTCAAAAATCCGGCCTTCAGACTTGGCCAGCTGGATAAGTTTCAGTACCCCTGACATCGGGATAGACTGTCTTGTTACCCACTGTTCGATAGTCTTCAGATTGACCGGCGTGTTATTTGCGACCAATCGTCTGGACAATTCTGCTTGTCCGCCGAAGAACCGCACTACAGCCTTCACATCAATCTCCACTATTACTGCTCCTTTCCTTGAGTATTACTTCCCCATCAAGTTGTCTTACTACAAGATGTAGCGATACTGTAACGCATCAAGTTGTAGGGTGCAAGCGCAACATACGACATTTTGTGTTGACCTGACCTACATTTTGTAGTGTAATGGGATTCGCAACAAGGGAATCAAGGGCTTACAGCATGACAAAGAACGCACGTTTCCATCTGGAACCTACGGAATCATCCGACAATGGGGAGCTATCCAAGATTGAGTTCGGTAGGCGCCTGCAAAGTTTGATGATGGCGCGCGAATGGAACCAATCTGACGTGGCCAGAAAGGCCGGGCTCGGACGTGATGCAATCAGCACTTACATTAGGGGGAAGTCATTTCCAGAACCGAAGAACCTGGCGAAGCTGGCTCGCGCTTTCGGGCTCGCTGCCGCCGAACTTATGCCGAACGCGGAGATCCGCGCGATCGAGGCGGATCAGTTGCCAATGCTGGAGATCAAGCAGGTGTCCGGCCATCCAGACAAGGTGATGCTGCGCATCAACCGCACGGTCACGATGGAACAGGCGGCAGCGATCGTTGCCCTGCTGCGGGAGAATGGCTGACCCAGGCGGAAGCGGCTGCATGGTTGCGGGCGTCTGAAAAGACGATCTACCGCCTGCGCGCGAGCGGCTTACTGCCTTACCTGCCGGGGCGCCCGGTGAAGATCAGATTCAAAGATTTAGAAACGACTATCAGGAGGATTGTATGGCAAGAACGAATGAAGGGCCGCGCCTCGCGCGTAACGAAAGAGGTGTCTATGAAATACGGTGGTCAGAAAACCGCCGGACCTACAGACTTTCAACGCGGTCAACGGATATTCAGGCAGCGCAACGCTTCTTCGCGGGCTGGTTGGTGGAGCGCCAGCGAGATCAGGAAGCCGGGGCGGTAGTGACATGCCGCATGGTCCTGGACGACTATCAGAAAGAGCACGTCGAGGATGGCCCGGTGGTGGACAAGGTGCGGCAGCTGCTCTGTATCAGCAACCTGATGACCTACTTCGCTGACATCCCGTGCCGCGACATCGATATGGATCACGCCCGCGAATACTGCGAAGGCCGACGTGACGGCACGGTAGGCGCCAGGAAGGCGGCGAGCAATGAAACGCTGCGCCGGGAGCTATGCACACTGAAAGCCGCCATGCGCCACGCGGTGAAGCGCAAGCGCATGACGCTGGCCGATGTCAGCCATATCGAAATGCCGCCGCGCGGTGAGGCCAGGGATGTATGGCTGGACGAAAGCGAGCGGGATCAGATGCTGGCCTTTGCCGACCAGCAGAACACCAGGCTCAAGCTCTTCGTGTACCTGGCCCTGTGTACCGCATCGAGGCGGCACGCGATCGAGCGGCTGACGTGGAACGTGGTGGATCTGCAGGGCCGCGTCATTCACTTCGACAAGCTGCCTGGCCCGAAGACGCGCAAGCGCCGGGTGCCGGTGCCGATCAATGACCGGCTTTATGCGGTACTGGCTGAAGCGAAGCTGGCGTCGCAGGCGCCGTTTGTCCTGGGGCATGATGGCAAGATCAACGTCACCTTCACGCGCATGTGCCGCCAGCTGGCAGACAAGACCGGGAACAGGAAATTCCTGCAGGTGTCACCGCACACGCTGCGTCATACCTGGGCCACGCTGGCCGCCCGCGCTGGCGTCAACATGTACCAGATTGCAGGTGTCCTGGGTGATACCGTGGCGACGGTGGAGCGGACGTACCTGAAGCATTCGCCGGACCATTTACGCCAGGCGGTGAACTTCTGATACAATGGGCTTGTCAAACCTGATAGTGAGGTTCGACCTTGCTTCTCCCATTTTTCGCCCGCCTCGCGCGGGCCTTTTTTTTGCGCACATTATTGCGTACATTGAGCTCAAACGGGCGTCGGTTTTGTCCTACAATGTCCGACAAGGAATGCTGGCTTTCGTTGATTTTGCTGGTGTTTTTTGTCGGCCAACACGACCTACATCCGCGTCTTTTAGGCGGTTTCGGTTTTTCGCGCTACCCGTTTCATTGAGGTATTTCAACGAGTTGGGTAGCGCGACAAACCCTGTTTTTACCATACATGTGCGCAAGTTGCGCACTAAAACCCTAGATTCGTTCCCTTTCCGTTGCCGCCGCCGAAGCCAAGCCCGGTGTCTTTTTGACCGCCGCGCTTATCCTCTTTCGGTCCGACGATCGCCTCGGCAGCACCCTCCTTCGTTCTCTTGGCGCTGGTGATCTGCAGGGCCGGGGTGAAGATCGGAGCACGGGAAAGAACCATGTGCGCAATCATTGGCGCCACGACAAGATCCCACATCCCGGTGATGGCGTTGTATTCTGCCGTATTGGTATTGGCCGAATTGCGCACCGTCGCCTCGATCACCTTCTGACCGGCGCCAAGCGCGAAGCCTGGGATTGCACCGGCAGTCATTGACGTAAGGTCACGCTGATACTTCACGCCCTGGAACACGTTGATGATCGGATCCCATAGCCCGGAAAAGCCGGACCGGCTGATGATGGTTGACAAGGCATAGACCGGATCTTTCTCCCACTTCTCCAGCTCGTCTTCCAGGTCGCCAAAGGCGGCCGTTCTCAGCAGGTAAGCTGCAGTCTGCAGCGCAGCCAGCGTGCCAAAGCCCACACCGGTCATGATTGCAGCTTTTGCAGCAGCAGACTTGCCGCCATCGCGCCCTGCGGTTTCGATAGACTTCACGCCACGGATGATGACGTTCCGCTGGAAGGCCGATACAAATGACAGCACTCCGTAGATGTAGGACCATTCCGGTTGGCTGGCCATGCGCGGCTTGTCGGCCCGCTTCGGCTCCTGGATTGCTTCATCCACAAACCGATTGATGGCGGTCGAGATCTTTTCAAAGTATGCGGAACCAGCCACGTCCTGCAGGCTCGGCTGCTCACCCATATTCACCAGGGCATCCAGCATCGCTTCGTTGCTCGGATCCAGACCAATTTCACGCAGCGCAGTCATGGCCATCTTGTCACCGTCAGCCGCCTTCACGGCCATGCGATTGACATGCCGGAACGCTGTTGCCACTGCCGCCCGCCGCATGCTCATGGCATGCGGGTGGATGAAGCTGTAGCGGTAGAACTTGGCCAGCTTCCGCTCTGCCGCCTTGCTCTGGAACAGCAGATTGTCGCGGTTGGCCATGATGGTGTCGTACATGTAGTGCGACGTGACGCCAAGGAACTCTGACATTTCTCGGCGCCAGGCGGCCTGCTCTTTTGCGCTCTTACTGCCAAGTTTCAAGACGGACAAAAGATCCTGCAGCTGGTTGCCAAAGGCCCGCGCAGTATCCCGCGCGTCGCCGGAACGAATGCCAATCGTTGCTGGCTCACCAACCTGTGACCACAATGCCCTGGCCAGCATGACCGGGGTGTAGATCGCTGTCAGGTTGGCACGCCAATTCAGACCGCGCCTGGTCATGTTGGTGGTGTAGCGGCCGACCATAATATCAACCGAAAGCTGCAGCTCCTTGATGTCGTCCGCGTCCATGCCGGAAGCGCGCATGCTTTGGAATGCGTCGTCCAGCTTGTGACCAAGCGGCTTGTCCGACGTGGCGTTGCCGAAGAACTTGCCGAACTGCACGCGCCGGGTGCTGGCCGCCAGGTAGGTGGTGATCAGCTCCATCGGATCCGTGATCATGAAGTCGCCCATGATACGGTCAGTGATCTCAGGCAGCACGCGGCTCTTGCTGTATTGTCCGTTCGGTCCGCGTGATTCAAACGCGAAGTATGGCTCCGGCGCCAGACCAGCCAGGCGGTTGTACCAATCGCTTGCAGCGCCTTCAGCAAAGCGGTCCTGCACGATCGGGTACAGATCTGCCATCAAGTCTGTCAGCGTTTCCGTTGCTTCAGCAATCGCAGCCTCAAGTGCATCTGGATCTGCGGATGTCTTCAGCTGCCGCTCCAGGCGCTTGATCTCGTTCAGCGTCTTGCGGCACTCGTCAAGTAGATCGCGGTTTGCGTCACCCTTCTGGATCAGTTCGCTGGCCTGCTGCAGGAAGGCGGCCATCATGTCGTCGTCGCCCAGGATGTCCTCGGCCGTGCCGTAGTCACGCTCAAAGACTTCGCGGTACACGACTGCAGCCTTCGTCCTGAAACCTTCAGGATCTTCAGCCAAGCGCAGCTCGTCCACCATGCGGGGCAGATAGCCGTTCTTGGTGTAGCCGATGTTCACGCCGTTCTGCTGGTTGTAGTAATACTCGTCGTCAAGCAATGTGCGCAGATCCTTGGCGGCCGCCATGATCTCAGGCGTAGCCTTTGCCTTGCCGGTGCCATCGATCAGCAATTCACGCAGCTCGCGCAGCTGCTCGTCTGTATAGTCATCCAGCTTGTGCTTCTGCACGATATTGCCGAGGCGGTTGGAAACCTGGCGCTGGCGCTGATTGACCGCCTCTTCAAACTTCTGGCTCTGCAGCTTGCCGCTGCCTGGATCGGTCGCAAACCACTCTTCCAGCTGCTTCAGCCCGGCGTTGTATTTGTATTTCGCGCGCAGTGACAGGATGACGCCACGAATTGTATAGGCCCAACCAGCCATGCCGTCGGTGGTAGCATCCACCAGACGGCCGCGCAGATCACCGGCAAAGCCAGGATAGCTGGAGCGCGGCGTTAATGCGCTTTCGCGGGCTTTGCGCTCAGCCTCGCGCTTGCGCTCTTTCGCCGCTTTCTGGATATTGGTGACAATCGCCTTGTATGGGTTCAGGCTGCGCTCTGGCGTGCCGGGTGTCCACTGGTTGAGGCGTGCCACACCCAGGATGTCGGCGGCAGGAACTGCAACTGCGTCGGTATCGGCGCGCTTTCCTACGGCGCCCAGGAGCTGCTGATCGCGCACAACATCAAGCACGTTCTGCCATGCGGCAAAAATCGCATAACGCTCTGCAGCTTGCGGATATGCCTTCTTGAAGAACTCTGCCTGGCTGCCGCTGGCGATACCGCCGCCCTGGTACTGCGCGTCGCTGGCCGTGGCGAACTCATAGGCATAGTCGTTCATCGCCATCTTCATGGCCATGAATGCCTCAAAGCTGCGTGCCAGCATTTCCGTCGGGCGCTGCCAGTAGCCGCCGTCTGCCGCCTCGGTCGCGCCGTTCTTGTCCAGCATTCTGGCTTCAAGGTAGTAGTTGGTGTTGGCCTGATACTTGTCCTTCGGCACCTTCTTGATGGTGGCGATCTGGTTGGCCAGTTTCTCAATGAACTTCTTCTTCGCCTCGATCTGCTTCAGCTTCGCCTCGGTAGCCTGGCCCTGGCGCAGCTTCTCCATGAGCTTCAGCTGCACCTCGATTTTCTTTTCAAGCTCCAGGATCTTGGCGGCAGCGTCCACTTCCTTGCCGAACATCGCATCTACCAGGCCGGAGAACGCTTCCTGGATTGCCGGGTTGTTCGACTGCTGGCCCTTCTTGATCATGCCGCTCAGTCCGCGCCCTTGTGGGCCGTCGTCTGTCGTCAAACCCAACTCAAAGAACATGTGCCAATCAAGCGCATGGCCCCACTCATGAGCGAAGCTATCGTTGCGGCGAACCATGCCGATCGCCTTTTCGCCTGGGCTGTAGTAGGCCAGGGCGCCACCAGCATTGCGCAACAGCTTCAGGGATAGCGTGCCGTTCAGCGAGATTGCCGAAGGCGGCATACCGCTCAGCGCCATCATGCTTTGGATAGAGGCGTAGCCGTCCAGCATCGCGTCGATCGCTTCGCGGACGTTCAGGTTGTTCTCGATCTCAATGTCACGGAAACCGAACATCTGCTTGAACACGGACCGCAAGATCTGGCTCTGACGTGGTGCAGGCAGCAGGCTCGGCTCAGTACCTTTCGGCAGCAGGCCCATGTCTTCAGCCATCGCCCAGGCGTCGGTGTAAAGCGACTGACCTAACTGCCGCCCTTGGTAGTTGAGCGGTCCTGGCTTTTTGTTGCTTTTGACGACTTTCTTCCGTCTGACTTCATCGCGCTGTTCAAGGTCGATTTCCCGTCCAGGCTCTCCCTCGCGTCGATCTTCTCCATCTGCTTCTTGTTCGGTGGTGGCCACGGTATCATCTTGCGCTCCCTCCGTAGGTGGTTTGTTGGCGTCGAAAAGACCGCCAGTTTCAGGCACGTTTTCGCTTTCTGCTTTGCGATTCAGCGCGGCATCCAGCAATTGCTCCGGCGTGACAGGCTCCAGCTCAAACAGCGTTTCGCCGGTTGTCTGCTTCTCAGCTTGCTGCACATAGTCGCGCAGGAACTGCGCTACCTTATCGCGCCCTACCGGCTTGTTCATCTTGGTATTGACGAACGATTTCAGCAGGCGCTCCACGATCGGATCCACCTGCTCAAACATGCCAATCTGGTCCAGGTACTCGCGCAGGTTCTTGCCGCTAGCGCGAAGGCTGCTCAGCACGCGAGCGGCTTCCACCAGCTGCTTCGTAATATCGAACTCAGGCTTCACCGCCTTGTCCGCGACTGCCTGGCGCAGTGTCGAGAACGGTGCGGCCACATCCATCATGGCGCCGCCAATGGACCGGATGTTGTTGTCACGATCCTCCAGGAGCTTGCTCAGCAATTCCTGGTTGCCGTAGGCACGGCCCATCAATGCCGCCTCAATGCGGCGCACGCCCGCCTGGCTTAGCTGGCCATTGCTATCGATCAGCTCAGACCGCGAAGCGGCTGGCAGTTTGCTCATGAAGCCGCGCACAAAATTCGCATTCTGCACGCCGGTCACGTCACCGCCCTGGTAGTTTGTCAGCAAGGATCCGTCGATCAGGTCAGCGTCAGACTTGGCCTGCTCTGATGCAGTCAGGCGCATCGTGCTTTCAGTGTTTGCGTCGAGCACAAACTGGCGCCGCTGTTCAGGCGTGAAAGGCGTCACGCGGCGGCGGATCAGAACGGGGCGGTCTATACCTTCAGGGTTCAGGCCAAGCGACTTGATGTAGTCAAGGTATGACTGGGCTGCGTCTGGCCTGTTCGAATACACCTGATCGATGGCGCGCACGCGGCCGTTGCCGCTCTCGATGATATTGTCATCACCGACGATTGGCGCGCCACGGTCAGCCTCGGCAGATTCACCAAGGCGCGTAGGATCGAAGCCAGCCACAATCTCGCGGATCTGGTCATCGCTTGTGGCACGGGTGCGGTCACGGTTCTGCAGCTCGCCGGTAGCTTGCTGCAGCGAAGATAGAGGCACCAGCTCCAGGTCAGCATCGATCTTCGTACCGCTGGCGGTAGAGATAGTGCGGCGGTTGGCAGGACGGTCAGCTTCAGGCGCTTGTGGCGCTGCAGGCTGTTTCGCTACAGGCGCTGGTGTAGGTGAGATTGTGGCGGGTGCTTCAGTAGGCACCGCTACTGGTGCTGCAGGCGCTTCCACTTCCTGCACCGGCTTCACCTCTTCAGGCTCACGCTGCGGGATGGTAACGACCGGCTGCGGCACAGGCATCTGGATCTGTGTCGGCTTGTCCTGTTGCTGCACCTGCTGTTCTGGATTGAGTTGCTGCGCTGCAACAACCTGCGCTGTTGCGGGGTCGAACTGCGCGCCATCCACCGCCTGCAGAACTGCACGGCCGATGGCCTTCTGCGGGTTCAGCTTTGGCTCCAGCTTGTTGATGTATTGCTGCTGGCCAATGTCGGCCGCAATAGCGCCAGCCTGCGTTGCGCCACCGGCGCCTGCGCCAATGACAGCTTCGCCAATCGCCTTGCGCGGACTGACGGATAGACCGGCTTCAGTGTTGATGGATCCGCCTACATCTTCCGTGGCAGACTGCAGACCTTCAGTAATGCCTTCACCAAAGATAGAGCGGACCAGCTTCTGCACATAGCCGCCCACCGCCCCCTTGCCGCCTGGCAGGTACTGCGCACCGATAGAATCCAGCGCGCCGCTCGCGGCCGCCGTAGTCCATGCGTAGGCAAGATCATCTCTGTTTGGCCGTTCACGGCCATTGTTCCTTGCGCGCTTCTCAGCGACATCACCGACAAC